TGCGGTCGGAAGAGATGCGCGCAACCATACAAAAACACGCGGAACGAATTGCCGGAACATCCGGCGGAACAGTCGAGACATATGTAGCACAAACAAGGGCGGTTGCGGAAGTAACAGGAGACGACGGAAACAACAGCCTATTAAAGGCGGTGGGAAAATGATCGAAGAAATTGTAAGAGAACACCTAAAAACGATTTTGGACGTACCGGTGTTAATGGAAGAAGAAAACAAGGAAAAGAAATATATCTTGCTTGAAAAGACTGGAGGAAGCGAAGTGGATCATATTAAACATGCAACACTGGCGGTCCAGTCTTTTTCTGACACGCTCTATTCCACGGCAAAATTAAACGAAGAAATGAAGGAAGCGATGAAGCGAATCACGGAAAGAGATGGCGTTTGCAGGTGCGAACTAAACAGTGACTACAATTACACGGATACAAAAAGAAAAAAATACAGATATCAAGCGGTATTTAACATAGCGTACTACTGAAAGGAGAAAGAAAAATGCAAAATGTGAACAATGTAAGTGCAGGAAAACCCAAAATAGGAGGAGCAGTCTTCGTAGCGCCGATTGGAACAGAGCTGCCGGAAGATGTAACGACACAACTTAACGCGGCTTTTAAGGGACTTGGATATTGCTCTGACGATGGGATAACAAACACAAACAGCCCGGAAACTGAAGAGCAAAAGGCATGGGGCGGAGATACAGTGCTGAACATGCAGGCAAGCAAAGCAGATACGTTTAAATTAAAGCTCTTGGAAGTGCTGAATGTAGATGTATTAAAAACAGTGTACGGGGAAAACAACGTAACGGGAACGATAGAAGACGGAATAACAATTAAAGCAAACAACAGTGAGACAGAACAAGTATCTTGGGTATTTGACATGATACTAAAAGGAGCGGTGAAAAGAATTGTAATTCCGCAAGCAAGCATCTCAGAGCTAGGGGATATTGTATACAAAGACAACGAGGCAACGGGATACGAATTGACAATCGCAGCAGTCGCAGACAAGACGGGAAATACACACTACGAATATATTAAAAAAGCAGGATCGGAGGTAATGAAAAATGATTAAAGGAACAACAAAAAGCGGGTTTGACTATACAGTACAAGAAGAAGCATTAGACGATTACGAACTGCTTGAAGAATTACGGGAAATAGACAAAGGAAACACAAGTCTGGTAGTAGACGCAATAGAAAAAATCATTGGACCAGAACAAAAGGAACAATTAAAAGAACATGTGAGAGACGAAGCGGGAAGAGTGTCGATAAAACGAATGTTTGATGAAATCGGGGAGATTTTAAGAGGAAACCAAGAGGGAAAAAACTCTTGATCCTCGTTTGTATGCTAAACACAGACGAGGAGGCGCTCGTATGCGATTTTGCGGAAACGTATCGGATTTATAACTATAAAGAGATACCGTGCAAAATGGCGGCAATATATGCAAAGGGTTTGAGGGAAAACGCGAGAATAAAAATGAAATTGGCAGGCGTTAAAGTTACGCTGGAAGATATGTTATTGGCATCTATCGCAGATCATACAAAATTGCTGACATGGATGCAAACAGAAGATGCGCGTAAAGGAAGAAACAGACCGAAAATGATATTACCGAGACTACTTGGCGAAGAACGAAAAATCATATCGTTTGAAACCGGGGAGGAGTTCGAAGAAGAATGGAAACGACTGACGGAGAAGGGGTGAAATAGTGGAAAAGACGGAACTTGCGAAGGCGTATGTGCAAATTATACCGTCCGCGAAAGGAATAGGCGGAATGCTGCAAAACGAAGTAGGCGGAGAAGCGGATGCGGCAGGAAAATCGCTTGGAGGTAGAATCGGCGGAGCGATCAAAGTTGCCGTAATCGCGGCAGGGATCGGGAAAGCCATTTCCGCGTCAATCAGCGAAGGTGCAGAACTGGAGCAAAGCATAGGCGGAATCGAAACACTATTCAAAGACAGCGCGGAGAAAGTAAAACAAAACGCTGCGAATGCCTATAAGACAGCCGGAATGAGCGCAAACGAATATATGAAGTTAACAACAAGCTTCTCCGCAAGTCTATTACAAAGTTTAGGAAACGACACAGCTAAAGCGGCAGATGTGGCAGATATGGCAATGACAGACATGTCCGACAACATGAATAAAATGGGATCGAACATGGAGGATATCAAAAACGCATATCAAGGCTTTGCAAAGCAAAATTACACAATGTTGGACAACCTAAAATTAGGATACGGCGGTACAAAAACAGAAATGGAGAGGCTGCTCGCAGACGCGGAAAAGATCACAGGAGTAAAGTACGATATTAGCAATTTATCAGACGTATATTCGGCGATCCATGTAATACAAGGGGAGCTCGGGATAACAGGAACGACGGCGGAAGAAGCAGCAACAACACTGTCGGGATCGCTAGCATCCATGAAAGCGGCGTTTAAAAATCTGCTCGGGAATATTGCGATAGGAGAGGACGTTACAGATGAATTGAAACAGGTCGGAGAAACGGTCGTTACATTCTTGACAGGTAACTTAATACCGATGATCGGAAATGTACTGGCGTCAATTCCTGATTTGCTCGGAAAGGATTTTGCAGCGGCAGGGCTGAACATGATCGCAGAGAACAGCGATCAAATATTGGAATCAGGAGTTTCGTTCGTGACGTCGCTTGTAACAGGAATTGTAACAGCACTTCCGTACCTTGCGGAGGCGGCGCTGAACTTGGTAGCGTCTTTTACAAATGCAATTTTAACGACAGATTGGCTGCTCGTTGCGCAAAATCTGATAACGGGATTAAAAACGGGATTGGAGACGGCGGCGGTTGAAATATTAGGAACAGACACAAATATAATAGACACGATCATGACGGGAATATCGGAGAAATTACCGGAATTTTTGGACAAGGGCAGCGAGATGGTGACGAAAATCGCAAACGGAATACTGGAATCGCTCCCGGAATTAATTACAATGGCGGGCGAAGCGATAGTAAGCTTCGTCAACGGAATGGCACCGATGCTACCTGTGATAATGCAAAAGGGAGCGGAGCTCATTTTGAAACTTGTTAATGGGATCATAACGAATTTGCCGCAGATTGCATCGGCAGCAGGAAGCGCAATCATGCAATATGTAGCGGCGATAGGAAGGAATCTGCCGTCAGTGCTGCAAAGCGGAATCGAAATCATCGGGAAATTAGCCGCGGGACTTATACGAGCGATCCCGAATTTGATCGCACAAATTCCGACGATTATAACCAACATAAAAAATGAGTTTACATCCGTAGATTGGGGAGAAATCGGATTAAACATCATAAAAGGAATCGCGAATGGATTAGCAAACGCAGCCGGTGCACTGTGGGATGCAGTAAAAAGCGCCTTAGGAGACTTTAAAGACAAGATTCTTGACTTCTTCGGAATCCATTCGCCATCGCGGTGGGGCGAATATGTAGGAAGAATGATCGATCAAGGAATTGCAAACGGAATTTCGGGCGATGCGAAATTAGTAACAGACTCCGCGAACCTTGTAAAAAAAGCTGCATATGACCCATTGACAACAGATCTATCATATACGACAAACATCGGAAAAACAGGGAACGAAAACGGGAGACGCGGCATCGAAGAAAGACTGGATGCACTAGAAGAAGTGCTGATTACTATAGCAGGGAAAAAGCAAGAAGTTACAATGCTTTTAGACAGACGAGAATTAGGCAGAGCTTTGTTGGAAGTATAAAGGTAAAGCAAAAATGATACGATATATCAATTCAGAAGGAAAAGAATATAAATTTTACGATGCAAGAGTGAGAGCAACAAGCGGAAATTTTCACAAGCACGCTTGGACGCCGGAAACGAGTAAAAGAAAAATAGGAGAAGCTGTACAAGGTTTTGAGAAAGACGCGGCGGAGTACGAAATTACTTTCACGATTAGAGGAGCGTTGGAAGATCGAAAAACATTTTTGGATGAAATGCAGGATGCGTTCGAAACAGATGTTTTACTAGAGAAACCGGGAAGAATTTATTTTGGGGATTATTACATAGATGGGTTTGTAACATCGTCCGAAACAAAAACGTCGGATATAGCAGTCTATTATTCACAAAATAAGGTGAAATTGTATTGTCCACGTCCAATATGGACAAAAGAAAACCCGTATACGTTTCACAGTTACGGTGTATCGTCTTCAGACAATAAACGCTACCCCGGGCGTTACCCATGCCGCTACGCAAATGGCATGAATAACACATACATCCAAAACCCTCATTTTACAGACGTAAATTTTACACTTGTAATTTACGGACCGGTTGCAAACCCTCAAGTCATCATCGGAGATAAAAGCTATTTGGTCAACATTGTTTTAGAGCAAGGAGAGCGGTTGGAGATAGACAGCCGCACGAGGACCGTTACGAAAGTGT